GTTCCCATGTCAACCAAAATCGACATGGACTCCACAATTATTTTCTAGGTGATCTCCTCCACTACGAAGTTGTCTACGAGGCGCGGCTCGATGTAGAGGACGTTCTCCTCGGGCCCACCCTTGGCGGGGATGCGGAGTACAAGGGTATCGAACAGGGAGTTACCGTGCATCGGGTGGCCCTTATCGGGGTAGATATCTCTGTTGAGGGCGCGGTCGATCTTTCTGAGGTAGTTAGCGCGGGCGCGCAGTGTAATTGCCGCGGACCTACTAGAACAGGGGATACGAATACCCTTTGGAGCGCGGAGGGCACGCTCCAAGAGTTCTTGCACGTCGCCGAAGGCCTTGGAGCTTTTGTTGAAGCCTCCCATCAGTCACCTCTCTTAATTATACCGCTCTTAAGGCGCTCTAGATAAGCGTCTCTAGCCGCTATTGCCTCGACTAAAGAACCGAAAGAGCCTATATGTCTGACGATATAGTCTCTTCCGATGCGGACGAGATAGCGGCCATTGTATAGGGTTATACCCTTCTCCTTTGTCCGTGCCCGAACCTTCACGTTGGTCATATTCTCTGAATGAGTACACTCTTTGAGGTTAGAGAGACGGTCATCGGACTTATTCCTATTGATATGATCTAGCTCCTTCGGCCACACTCCATAGGTAAGGAACCAAGCTAGACGACAAGCACGATATCGCTTGCCGCCTATACGAATATATCTATAGCCGTTGTCGTAGATAGAACCGGCGACCTCTCCTTTAGCTTGCCTACCATTGGTGCTTTTCCAGCGGAACAAGCCGGTTTTTGGTTCATAACTTATGACATCATTCAGTTCCATTGAAGTCCTCCAGTCTGACGAAGAACAGGGCGCGCTTCGCGCGGGTTTCAATGACATACTTGACATTAAGCTCTTGCTCAACCGCTTCTGGGTCTTTAGCCCACGGGGATGGACATCGCTGCGGGTCCAAATGGTAAACTGTATCCCACTCAAGGCCTTTAGATTTATGGCCTGATAGTAGTTGGATAGGACCTTTGGCAGCAAAGAGATGCTCGCAGTATGCGATCGCGGCCCCTAGAGTGGGACCGAAGCCTGCGAACACTCTTAGGCATTCCGCCTTATCCGCGACAACTCCCGCATTTCGGGCTTTGCGGAGTTTCTCTTGTTCCCACGAGTCAATTGCTGCGAAGACATCCTGCTGCTCCATCTCGGCCGTACCGAGTTTCTTAAGGGCCTTGACGAGTTGTGGACCCAGGTCAGTTCCTACGAGGTGGACGCCGCGCGCCGCCCTCAAAAGGATGAGGGCGCACGATAAGAGTGGGGCGTTGTTGCGGCAAATCACTGCTGCGTTGTCAGGGATGGACGTAGCATCCCACTCAGTAAGCGTTGTTACCTCGCCCTCGACGGCCCAAGAGGGCCAGCGCATGTGGGGAACGCGCGAGTGCGCGTTGCGTACAATGGACTGTGCGCAGCGGAACGAGACGGAGAGTGTCATCTCGTGCATCGAGAACCTGTCTCTCAGCCATGTCATGCTGTTGGAGTCCGCGCCCCGGAAAGCATAGATGGATTGCCAGGGGTCACCCACTGCACACAACCAAGTGTCCTTTGGCACGAGCTTCTCTAGCATAACATGATTAAGTCTAGAGAAGTCCTGGGCCTCGTCCGCGAGCACGCGCGGGTGCTGGGGGAACGAGCCCCCGAAGAGGGTGGGCATGTAGATCTGGTCGTCGAAGTCGATCAGGCCCGTGTATGCCTGCTTGATAGAGGCGAGGAGGGCGTTGTTGACCAACTCCATGAACCAGCCCTCGGGCTCCTCGTCGAGCCCGCCAAAAAACTCGTCGGCGGTCAAGAGACTGCGGCCGCTCGCGGCCCCGGTGGGGACGTAGCCGTTGAGCTTCGCGCGGGATATGGTCTTCATGATCTCGCCGAAGTCCTCGAAAGCGTAGCGCTTCTCTAGCTTGGAGAGACGTTCGATGCCCTCCTTAACTAGATTGAAGTTCTTTTTGGTGTCCAGCACCAAGCGCTTGCCGACCGCGGAGCCCCAGACTCTGTGCCCGATCGAGTTCATAGTGGCGCACCGGACGTGCCCGGGAAGAACCTTGGACATCTCGTCCGCAATGCGCTTATTGAATGCTAGAGAGAGGGTAGGCACGAGGGGCATGTACTTGCACAGGAAGCGGAGGGTACTGGTCTTGGCCGCGCCCGCGAGAGCGTTGATAAGGAGGTTCTTTGGGCTTGCCCCCAGGGCGTAGTCGATGATAGCGGCTTGCTCGTCCGTAGCCTCGAGTTCCCGCCCGGAGACGGTAAGAGTGTAGGTCATGACTGGTCACCTTTTGTTGCCAGTGGGCGATTGCCCGGTTAGTAGTTCGTTGAGGTAGCCCTCGATTGAGGTAGTGAGCATGGCTCCGAGTGCTACAATCCACTCGCGGGTAATTGGAAGGGTCTCCTTTTCGTTCTGTGGGACAGCAGCTAGAAGTAAGTTGGCGCAGCGGTGGACTCCATCTGGGTCCGCGCCCGCGACCAGCATCAGCTCACTAAGCCTTCTCAGGGCCTCATGAGCGTCGCGGACTATGATTGGAGACATCGGATGCTCGGTGTCCCGGATCAGAGCCATGATTAGGTCTCTGGCCTCGAAATCGGTCATGTGGTCATGCGACAGCGACGAGATGGCGAGTGCGACCGACAGGGTTTTTGCCGACCCGGATTTCCTCGCCCGTGGCCCGCACAACTGCGGCCACACAACAGAACCTCGGGCTGATTGTGGGGCCCCCGAACCAGTTTTCCATGGTTTTCCGGCTCACTCCCGAGGCCTTCTCTAGAAGAGTGAGGGCTCTAGAGAAAGAGATGTTGTTAGTGGTGGCGAAAATCTGTACGCAAGTGCGGGCAATGTCGATAACTGGGTCTTTGTCCTTGAAGAGATAGGTGCGATAGAGTTTACTCACTTGGTCCTCCTCCGAATAGGGCTGAAACATCGTCGGCCGCAGTGGCCCGAATGGGCCGCGCTCTAGAAGTGATGGGGGCGGGGCTTGCCTGGTAGTGGTCCGGCCAGTCGGCTGGCAGGTCGCCGTCGTGTGTCCAGGGCTGGTCATGCGTTCTACATGAAGTGATATCACTGATGTCGGCCAGGTCCTCGAGAGGCCACGAGCGCCACGGATAGGCGCGGTGGCCCGAGGTCGGAATGATCCAGCCCTGCTCGGAGCCGATGACGACGTGCTGAGCGATGTCGAAGGCGGGTCCACCGCGGACTTTATGCAGTATGAGATAGAGTGCGTCCACGGATGGGCTCCCTTCTATAGACGATCGCGGCTATGTCACCGTAGTCAGCGATCACGACGATCGCCCGAGCGGGCGAGATGCGGTCTAGCTCTAGGCGGATAAGGTCGAGGGCGGCGCGGAAGCGCCCGGGCGAGGTGCGCCACTCCAGGCGGGTTTTCCCACCTACAAGGATGCGGAGTTTAATCATGGGCGGTTGCCCGGGCTTCGCCCATGGCTTTGATCGCGCTCGAGTAGACGGTGTTGATTGACTCGTGTATGGCCGACTCGGGTACGCCGCGAGCTACGCAACCAGAGATCATTGTGGTCATGAACACGACCATGACTGAGGCGAAACTCTCGTCGGGATCGGGCTCGCCCTCGGTGATAAGGCGGGCACGATAGTTGTCGATTACCTTGAAAAGCTCTTGGCCGAGTTCGCGCTCGAGTTCGCGCTGGTGCTTGATAGAGAGGGGCATGGTAGGGGTTGACTCCGTGGCCGAAGGCCAATGTGTTGCTACGTCCGAAACGGACAGGTAAGGCTTTATCGCTTGGCCCGGGAACGGGCCAAGGCGTCGCGTTCCCGGTCCTCGCGAGCGCGGCGACCGATGTCTCCCAGCCAATTGAAGTTGACGTTGGGCATGGGCTTTGCCCCGGACCCACTTCCGGATCGCTCTTGGCATTGGGTGGTGATGGTGTTGCCGAGCACGGTCGAGGTGCAGTTCTGGGCCATGGCCACAGAGGTTGTGGCAATGAGCGCGCCTATGGCGCTGAGGATGCGGATCATTGGTCGCCCTCGGGCGCGGATTGAATGCTGTATCGCTCGCGGAGCGCGATCTCGTCGAAGTGGTGGCACGTGGGGCAGGTGCGCCGGTCGGAGTATCCGTGGGGGCAGGGGCTTTGCCCCTCGCGTTGTCGGGCCTCTTCACCCGCCGCGATCGCGATGAGGATTGTGGACACGTACTCCTCTGGGATGTGCGCGGCGCGGAGTTCCGCGACAACGCGGGATTGTAGGGCGGTTATTCCCTCAATGGTGTTCATTGTGTATCCTCGTTTTCTTCGATGGCCCGCGCAACTTGTACGAGGACCATTCGGGTGAACTTAGCGGTTGACATGTGAAGAGATTGTGCGGCGCGGTCGATAGTGCATTTGTCGGTCCAGGTGACGCGGGACACAAGTTGTGTTCCCCCTGGATCGGTGGTTAGGTCGTGGAGGTCGATTGTGATGAGCCTCATTGGTGGTCTGCTTCCGGATCGCTCGTAGTTTGTAAGGCGAAGGTTGCCCAGGCTAGTCTGGTGCGGGGCACGAAGGATGTGCGTGCGTCCTCCCAGTCTATGTAGGCGCCGTTCGTAGAGACTGAGAGGACGCGGCCGTCGATGTGGCTGTCAAGGTGGCTGTGCCAGCGGATTGTGTCGCCGGGCGCGAGAGCCTCGATTTGCTCGGGGGTCATTTGGGCTCCTCCCAGTGGGTTATGCGGGCTTTGGTCCAACGATTGTTGTTGAGTAACTCGATGATGCGGGCTACCGCGGAGGCACGAGTGGGATATCGACCGCGGACGTACTCACCGCAGTTACCAGACTTTTCAAGGACTGTGTACTCGCCCTCTTCGAGAGCTATGCGATATCGAGGGTTGCGGTCGTAGCGTCCCGAGCGCGGGCCTAGACGATGTACACCTCTTGGTGGGGGCTTAGACATAGGTCGCCCCGAGGATCTCGCTCAGTTTTCTGAAGGCCAGGTCGCGGGTTTGATAAGTTCCCACAACGTTGTCCCATTTGGCCTTGGTTTGGCCCCGCTCGAGCACGACATAGGACATGAAGCCTAGTTCGTTTACACGCTCGAGGACGCAGTATTGGTTGCCTCTGGTGCGACCGCTCGGGTCGCGGGCACGTATCCACTTGGTTAGCCTGGGCATGGCGTCCACTCCATAGGCCCCTGGGCCGCGGAGTGTGCGGCGGGAGCCGATTATACGCATGGAATTGTGGCGGAATTATGGCATTGTGATCACGTTTTGTTACAATGCCTGGTTTGAGGATGTTAGCCTGTAGGCGACTAAGATTGTCACCTGTGGAAGTCTGGATTGCCTATGTTATTGGGGTTTTTCGCGATCGGGCGATGTGGAGCCATACCCCAGGAGGCGTCCTTCCTTCTGACTCTCTAAAAAAAAAAAATTTAGAACAAATAGGGAACAGGCTGGGCCCTGGCCCCTAAACCCTGCGGCCAAAACGAGAGCGGATATGGCTGATTGATGGCGAAATTGATCAAACCCGGATAATATAGACAACGGAGGTTTCCATAGGTGCCAATCCAGCATAACCTAGAAAAGCCAGTTACTCGCCCTATATAGCCCCCAGGGCCGAGGCAAGAGCCTCGAATAAAAGTGGGCGGGATTTCTCCCGCCCACGATCACCTCGTCACTGCACTTAGGATCAAGATTGCCAGGACGCAGGCAATCACTGCGAGTTCTGGATGGCTCATTAGCGGTGCATCAGCCACCACAGCAACAGTAGCGCGCTACCGTACTTCAGGACAAACAGACAAACTGTCCCAGCGAACATGAACACGAGAAACCGCAGCATGGTGGCTCTCCCCGACTAGAGTAAAGAGGGGGAGGGGGCTTGCCCCTCCCCGGTTGGGCTTAGGCCGCGTGCTTGGTGGCCTTGGCGATCAGGGCCAGGATCTGGTCGTCGGTCAGGCCCGCCTTTGCCTGGGCGACGAGAACCGGGCTGATTGCCGTGCCCGCAGGAACCTGCCCGGTGCGGATTTGGGTCTCGCGCTTCTCGACCGCGGCTCGGACGTCGGACATGTACTGGTCGGTCTTGTCCGCGTAGTCCTTGGCCAGTACCCCAGCGTGGGCGTCATTCAGGGATTGCTTGAGCCCGTACTCGATCAGGTAGTTGACCGACGCGACTGGGAGCTTCTCCGTGTCGAACGCGAGCACGGCGTTGATCTTCGAAACCTTGACATTGAACAACATGACTTGACTCCTTGCCCGGGCGGGTGAGACCGGACCATCCAGTCTCCATGTCCGCTTCGGTATTGACAAATTACCACGACCCCGCGCGTGGAGTCAATGGGCAATACACATTCCACTATCACGTATTGTTACATGCTGTGAACGCATAGCTACGATTGTTGCGCGAGCATGATACTAAAACTAAAGTGCGTCGCGGTGTACGCGCGCTGTACTATTATACTATGCAGTGTGAGCATGACTAAGGATCTTGCGCAGGGGGTCAATGTTTTGAAACTAAAAGAGGCCGTGGGGGTGTCAACTCGATATGTATGATCCCTGATCACTAAGTGTTACATGCGCGTGGAGCATGGCTACGATTGTTGCGTGCGCAGCGCGCATACTAAAACTAAAGTGCGTTGGAGTGGGGCGCGCTGTACTATTGTTGCTATGCTGTGTGAGCATGGCAAGGAAGTTGCGTACCCACTGCATTATTTGAAACTAAAAGAGGCCGTGGGGGCTAAAAAGCTAATTTAGTTTCGAGGCGCATCAACCACACGGGTAAAGTACCATGTAACAACCATACCCAGTGGTTCATCCCCCCATGTCCGAAACGGACAGAGGATGCTCTTCCCCTCCGTCCCCCGGGCAAAGCCCGAGCCCGAGCATTATGTCGGGGGCCGAGCCCCAGCATTATGTCGGCTATACCACATAACGCTAAAGTCCGAGCGGGCGCACTTAAGAACACTCCATGAACAGAGCCCAGCCATACATACAGCCCAAGCGCTGAAAACTACCGACGCGACCGCGGGCTACCGCTGTGCTCGCGCCCGCGACACTCCGAGCACAGCCAGATCACGAAGAGCGGTCGACGATAATCTGGGTGATGTGAGTGGATTGCGAGGCCCGCCCGCGTGCAACGCTCGCACCGCAAGGGTTTGGTTACTTTGAGCGTCCGACGCGCGATCTTCCACTCTCTATACGCAAACTCTTTATTCAGTGAGTGTCTCACGCCGCAGATTTCGCAGCGCTGTTGCCCAGGCCGGGCGGGATTATCGCAGTCCTTGCACTTCCGCATCTTTGCATGGTACCATATCTAGGACTAGTTGTCAAGAGGAATAGTGGCATTCTTGGGAAAATTTCGTTTAGCTAGAAACTGCTCAGTTTTCTCTTGACACTCTGGGAACAAAATGGTAAGATGCTCCCATACAGGCGGAAAAAGGCCTAAGTACGGACTGAGCAATATGGACGACTCCGACCTCTTGGCCGAGCTCGACCTGGGTGACGAGACCGCACCGCGTCTCATGGGCAACCTGGCCAAACCATTCAGCGTGGAGCTTACACGCGAGCTGTCCGCGGCGGACATCGCGGCCCTCGCGTTACCGCGTGGGGCCAAGCCCAGCCCGATCGCGCGCATCCACGCCAGCCATCACGCCCTCGCTCGCTGCTTGGCGAGCGGCATGAAAGCCACCCAAGCCGCCCTCATAACTGGATACTCCGCCTCGCGCATTTCCATTCTTCAACGGGACGAGACCTTCGCAGCGCTCGTCCGCGACTATCGCGACGAGGCCAAGGCCACCTTCGCCGACCTCGCCGAGCGCATGAATGGGATGTCACTCGACGCGATCGAAATCCTGCACGACCGCCTCCACGCGGAGCCCCAGGAATTTTCGATCCCGATGCTTCTTGACGTTGTTAAGGCCTTCGCCGACCGGACTGGCCACGGGCCCGGCCAGGAGGTCCACCTCAAAGTGGACCGGGACTTCATAGACCGTCCGCCGCGGGAGTCCGCGGAAGAGTGGCAGGCCCGGCGAGCCAAAGAGCTCGCGGCTCCTATAGTCGAGGTGGAGAAGGTCCGGGATGTAGTGGGTCCGGAAGTGGGTCCGGAAGCCGAGGCCGAGATTATCCCCTTCAAGGGCTCTGCCCATGAGACCTAGGGGGAATGTCACCGCGGCGCAGAGCGTCGGTCCTGCGTGGGCCCCGCAACCGGGGCCTCAGTCCGAGGCCATCTCGGCCGACTGGTGTGACGAACTCTTTTATGGTGGAGCCGCCGGAGGCGGAAAGAGTGACTTTCTTCTCGGGGACTTTCTCCAAGATGTGCCCACCTATGGGGCACATTGGCAAGGCGTGATATTTCGACGAACCTACAACGAGCTCGAGGACCTCTTGCGACGCGCCCGCGAGATCTTCCCGGTCTCGGGGGGTTCCTGGCACGAGCAAGCCAAAACCTGGAGCTGGGCCAACGGGGCGTCGCTCCGGATGCGCTACATTGAGCGCGACGCGGACGCCACCCGATACCAGGGCCACCAATTTGCATGGATAGGCTGGGATGAGCTCACTCAGTGGCCAACCGACTACGGTTATCGCTTCCTACGGGCCCGGTTACGCTCAGCTCATCACATCCCTACCAAGAGAATTCGCGCCGCCGCAAATCCTGGCGGCGTTGGTCACCACTGGGTCAAAGCATACTTTGTCGATCCACATCCAGCCGGGTACGAGCCCATCTACGATCCGACGACTAAAGCGCGTCGGATGTTCATTCCTGCAAAGTTGCGGGATAACAAGATTCTCTTAGGGTCCGACCCCACTTATGCCGACCGCCTCCGCGGACTTTCTTCGGACTCTATGGTCCGCGCGTGGCTCGAAGGGGACTGGACGGTAATCGAGGGCGCCTACTTTGACTGCTGGCGTACAGATAGACATGTGATCGCACCCTTTGACGTGCCGTCGGACTGGACTAAGTTCCGTTCTATGGACTGGGGCTCGGCACGGCCCTACTCCGTGGGATGGTGGGCTATCGCCCCCGATGACTATCGAGCGCGCAATCTGCGCGGGGAGACAGTGGTGCTCCCGAGAGGGGCCCTGGTAAGGTACCGTGAGATGTATGGATGCGCGAGCACGCCCAATCAGGGGTTGAAGCAGACTGCCGAGCAGGTGGGCACGGCCATACTCCTAAAGGAGACGGAACGTCTCCGCTATGCGGTACTCGACCCCGCCTGCTTTAAAGAGGACGGGGGCCCGTCCATAGCCGAGCGGCTCAATGTGACGCTGATGGCTGGCCGGGCTCGGCCGTTTCACGCCGCTGACAACGCGCGCATTCCGCAGCGCGGTTCTATGGGTGGCTGGGAC